ATCTTCCAGGATGCTGCTGCACGATGGGGACCAGTCGCTAAGACTAGTTTGTCCGAGCATGGACAACCCGTTACCTTCCTAGCCCGTATATACGGGCCGGAGGTTTGGACGGGCAACGCAAGCAGTATGGCTGATCTGCCGCGCCAGCTCTCGAAGTTTCACACCACGCCAAATTGGGTGTCCAGTCCATTGCAAAAGTTGACCGAAAAACTGCGGGCTTTCAATTGCACAGATCGTTTAACGCCGGTTATTGGTGACATCATCCGTAAAGCCATTGAATTGGGCATGGATGTTACCAGCGCACCCAGTGATCGCTACATGTCATATATGTGCGCGATGTGGGGACCGGAAGTCCAATACCCGCAGGAACCCGGTACATGGTACATGGACGTGGCGTTGGAGGCCCTGCCCGACTTGAACTTGCAAGCCCTTGATGCGTGGTTGCGAGCAGCAAGTAAACCGCGAGACTTGCTGTCGCCACCATTGTTGGTTGATACGAAACCGCCAGTTGTCAAGTCGGATCGGCCTGTGATCGTTGATGGAGAGATCCACTCACCCACACAAACACCAACACCAGCCACTGCAAAGCGGCTATCGCAAACCCACAAGCAACAACGCACCGACAATTATAAGCGCACACACTCACCCCACGATGGGAAAGCTGCTCCAGCCTCACGCAAGCAGCGTCATGCCCAACGTGGGAAGCAGCACGCACAACAACAACAACAGTTGGGTGGCGCCCGCAAGGGTGCCACGAAGGTGGTATAAGTCCCTCACCGCAGGTGGGGGCGCTTCGTTGGGGCGGCCTGGCGCTCTGACGAAGTTACAGCAATCGGACTGCCGAGCACTATAACACACACATGGCACTTACAACAGCAACAGCAGCAAGAAGTGTGATGGCACTAGCGAAGAACCCACAAGTACAACAACTTGCAAAGGGAGTCGCTAGGATGGCCATCAGGGGATGGGGCAGGAGTATACAGCGGCGGCAACGAAATGGACGGTGGTATGCCGGCAAGCGGATGGGTATCCCAGCCAGGTTTAACACGCGTCCTACCGCAGCACCAGCCGCTCTTGGCCAGCAAATGAGGGCCATGCCGTCGAGCAATCTTCGTGTTGTCTCCGGTATGGAATGGGTCACCGATGTATCCCCAATGACGGGACTCATTGTAGGAGGCGTTTATACCGACTCCTTCCCTATCAATCCCATGGAAGAGTACACGTTCCCACGGTTGTCAACTGAAGCAGCCTTGTACCAGCAATACGAGCTGAAGCAGCTTGAATTCTACTACGTGCCCTCCTGTTCGTCTGCGACAGTTGGCACGTTAGCCTTGGGAGTTCAAGCTGATCCAACGGCCGCCATTCCAACATCGCTCAACGAGATGATGTCGCTGCACTCCGCTCAAAGTGGTAATATGTGGCAACCCATGCGCATAACCATTCCGGCGTCAGCACTGGCGGGCACTTTGAAGAAATTCTATGCCAAGCAGTCTAAGGACCCCCACCCAGACGAGGACGACCGCACGCAAACGGTCGCTCGTCTCGTCCTAATGACTGTAGGCGCAGCCGCTTCAGTGAACTACGGGAACATCCGCGTTCAATACGTCTTTGAGTTCTCTGATCCACGTCCC